GGTTAGCTTGGATTGAGAAAATTGCTTACACCGGACTAGCCGCGGGAATCACCGGGCTAGCTTCGGCTCTATTTTCCCTTCTTGTAAAATAGAACTATGCGCTTTCCTTTCGACAAACCAATTCCACCGATAACCAAACTGGGATTATATGGTTGGAGAATTCACCCAATCGAGAAAGTTCGCAAACACCATAACGGCGTAGATTATGCCGTTGAAATTGGCCGCCCGGTTCGAGCTATCGCCGCTGGAAAAGTAATCTATGCCGGGCCTTCAACGATCAAGTTTCCGAACGGTGAACCTGCCGGGGCTGGATACATTGTTCGACTCAGCCACAAGATAAACGGGGAATGGATTACGTCGTCTTACTATCACTTGAAAAAAGGCTCTATCAAAGACGCAGAAATAAAGGTTGGGGACGTAGTTTTCGAAGGTGAGAAACTAGGGGAGTCTGGAAACACCGGAGAATCTACTGGGCCACACCTTCACTTCGAGATTCAGCGGGGTAAGCGTTACGTCTACACAAACAACGGAACCCGCTTTACCGAACCGACTAGCTACATAAAAACCCAAATAGCCCTAGATAAACTAAAGTGAAAATCTTTGACGCTCTAATGCTTCTTCGAGAGCAAGAAGGCGAAGACACTTCTGGCCCGTCTTGGAAGTATCGCCGAAAACTAATCTACGGCGGTTATCGCTTGGGCTTCGTTATGATCATCTTCGGAATGGGGACTTTTTTCTTTGACAAGGAAGTATCCATCCAGCTTGTAATCGGCGGGGTAGCTCTTATCTCGATTATCCTAACTGCGTACACGGCGTCTGCTACCTTTGAAGACGTGAACCTTTACAAGAAAGAAGAAGAATAATGTTGAACCTAGCTCCGCACACCCGCAAATGGATTTACGGAATTGTCGCCGCAACCGTCCCGCTACTAATTAGCTTGGGAACAATCACTACCGAACTGGGCGCGCAGATTCTAAACGTCGCCGCGGCTCTCCTAGCAATCGGTGGTTCGGCCCTAGCGATTACTTACGTCCCCGACGAAGAATAACGCTCCGCTTCAGTAGTGCCTCCCCAAATCCCGGCTACCCGGGTGGACTTGGCATAGTCCCGGCATTGTACCCTTATTGGGCAACGCTGGCAGATACCTTTGGCTATTTCTTCTACCAATCTCTGGGATACTGGGCTAGCTTCGTAAGCAAAAAACACGTCTGGAAGTTCTTCACACTCAACCGAACCGACGGCTCGGATAGCTTCGTGAAGCTCTAGATATTTGCGCTCAATTCCTAATAATTGTCGTATGGTAGTCATAAGGTAGACACTACCCAAATATGAAGACAGATTGAAAGGAATCTAAAAAATGATAAAAGGGGAAATAGAACTAAAGGAATTAGGCGACGCCGTTCTTCTGGGCAACTTTGAATCAGGCTCTAAAGAGTGGCACGATCTACGCGACGAAGAAGGCGCGGTGGGCGGTTCCGATATCGGAGCAATCGCTGGGCTAAGTCCGTGGGAATCACCTATAACAAAATGGGCTAAGAAGACCAATCAAATTCCGGACGACTTCGAACCGTCTATGGCTATGCGACTTGGAACAAAGCTAGAAGCTCCAATCCTAGAAATCTTCGCTGAAGAACACCCGGAATACGAAATCTACACAACCGGAACTTGGGCGCATAAGCAATTTCCGTGGCAACGCGCGAACCCGGACGCGCTCTACAAGAAGGAAGACGGAACGTGGGGCATTATCGAAGTCAAGTTCTCGCGCGACTACTGGAGCGAAGTTCCGCAGCATTACCGGGCGCAGGTTCTTTGGTATATGAATGTCTTTGGAATTCAAGAAGCAAAACTGGTAGCCCTAGCAGGTTCTAGCTATCAAGAATTCGAAATCGAATGGGACTCGTTCGAAGCATCTTCACTTATTGCGGCGGCTTACCGCTTCAGAGAATCGGTTCTAAAGGTTGAAATGCCGGACTGGGACGGAAGCAATTCGACCTTCGAAACTATCCGGGCTATGAATCCTAAAATCGAAGACGGAGAAGAACACTTAGACGAACTAGGCGTTCACTATTTCAACGCTCTAGATGAATTTGAGAAATCAGAAAAAAGACTTACCGAACTAAAGAGCCGTGTTCTAAAGGCTATGGGCGGAAAGAAGAAAGGAATCGTCTACGGCGAACACGCGATTAGTCTGCGCGCTCGCGGAATGGGCAATCCATACCTACACAACGAAAAGAAAGGGAAATAAAAATGGCACAATTCAATCTCAACGAATACGAAACCGTCGAGGAAAGACACGCAAGAGCAATAGCGGATTATCCAGATATTAGGTGCGTAATTGTGAATCACACAACACCGCAGGATAGAGCCGTTGGAACTTGGGTTGTCGAAGCTAGGGTTTACCTAAACGCTGAAGATCAAGAACGCGAACTGCCAAAAGCTACCGAATGGGCATTCGAAGTAGACGGCGTGGGAATGGCTAACAAAACTTCAGCTTTGGAAAATGCGTGTACGTCCGCGCTTGGTAGAAGTTTGCGCTGGGCATTAGGCGGTTCTAAAGGCCCGTCCAAACAAGAAATGGAAAAGGTTGCTCGCGGTCAGACTCCGAAGCTCCCGGTTCGCGCGTGGCTTTACGAAGCCGGAGAACTAACGAACGAAAAAGATATCGACAAATTGCGTTTGCTTTACTCCGAAGCGAAAACCGCTAAGGCTGACGACGCAATCCTAGAAGCTATAAAGACAATGGCGGAAGGATTGGCCTAATGGAAACCCCGGGTCAAATCGTCGAAGAACTCCAGCGAATAAGTAAAGAAATGGAGAAGGGAGCTTCGGCGCTTTATGACGCAGAAGTAAAACTAGCGGACGCAGAAGCAACCTATGACAAGTCCGTTTCACTCTCTTTTCTGAATAGTCAGGGAACCGTGGCGGATCGTCAAGCCGTGGCAAAACTTCAAGCCGTGGACGAAAAGCTAAAGGCAGACCTAGCCCGGGCGGAGTTCAATCGGGTAAAAATGAAGATGAAAGTCCTATCTGATACGGCCACAATGACCGCCGTCATTAGCCGAAACGTAGAACTCCAATGGCGGAGCTAGACTAATGGGCGGGAGAGTGGCGGCTAATGAAGATTCGGGAGAAGTGTTCTTGCGGGGCAGTATTTCAGGCTTCCGGGGACGAAGCTACTCAGCTTTACAAGAATTGGATTCGTCGCCATTCCTGCCCGGAGGTTGCTCCAGAACACTTACGAGATACGGACAGTTCTTCAACTATTGGATTCGCCGCGGACTACTCCGGAACTGGGCTAGACCTACCAGCGAAGAAGTATGACCCGTGGGAAGATGAATAAAAAAGAGTTTCAAAAATACCTAGACCGGGATAAGGCTTGCCCTTGTTGCGGAACAACTGGCCCGGAGCTAATTCCGCAACACCGGACTAACCGTGGAATGGGTGGAAGTAAAGACCGAAATCGCCCGTCAAACATTATCGCTTTTTGTTCGTACTCAAATGGGCTAATGGAATCGGCGTCGGGTTTCGCAGCTAAAGCCCGGACGCTGGGTTGGAAGCTCTATTCGCACCAAGACCCGCTAGAAACTCCGGTGCGTCTTTGGGACGGCTGGTTCTTGCTAGACGATAACTTTGGTAGGACTCCTACGGAAAAACCGTAAGAGCTGAATTGTTCGCTAGTATCGGACAATCAAGGAAAGGGAAGCTATGCCACTCATTAGGGGAAACCATTCGTTCGACGATCACTTCACGCAGATACCTAATGCGTGGCTTCGGGACGCTCGAATCTCATTAGGCGCAAAAGGATTACTAGCGCAGCTTCTTTCTCACGCTCCGGGCTGGAAGATTAGCCAAGAATCGCTGGGAAGGGATAACGGAGTAGGACGCGACGCAATCCGGACGCTGATAAACGAACTACTAGAAGCTGGGTATCTTTCGCGATCAGAAGACCGGGAAAGAACGGAAAAAGGATATCTAGGCGGCTACTCCTACACGACCCAAGACCCGTCGGCTGAACCTACGTTGGATAAGCCTACGCAGGACAATCCGCCACATAAGAACAACATTATTAAGAATACAAATATTAAGAATAACAAGAGAACATATAGCGATATTGAAATTTTGAACTTTGAAATCTTCTGGACGCACTACCCGAAAAAGGTAGACAAAGGGCAGGCTAGACACGCATTCAGAAAGGCAGTAAACAAAACCGGGAGCGTAGCTTTGATTATTGAAGCGGCTAAGAAATTCTCGGAAGACCCAAATCTTCCGGAGAGGCAATTCATAAAGAACCCGGCTACTTGGCTAAATGCCGAAGCTTGGAACAATGGGCCACTACCGAAACGAAAGACAACCGATTCAAAGGCATTGGAGGAATGGGCTAATGACTAAGAACGAACTCAAAGAGCTAATGGAATATCTAAGCGCAATAGACAACAGACAACTGAGCCCGGAGAAGCTTCAGGTCTGGTTCGATCTAATTGGCTACCTAGACTTCGCAGCGGCTAAAACTGCCGTGATCGAAGCCCAGCGCGACGAATCCATTGGCTACGTGGAAGCTAAGCACGTAATCGCATACGCTCTAAGAATCAAAGAGAAAAGAAAAGCCGAAGCAACCCGGGCAACTTCTTACACGGAAGAAAAGAAGGGGACTCCGCAACCGAAATGCGCTCACGGTATCGGGATTCTAAGTTGCGGGCCGTGTTGTCGAAACGCAGCTATTCAAGCCGGGCTAATCAAGGGCTGATACTCTAATGCGGTGGAAGATAACGAAGCGATATGTAACCGTTGCGGGCATATTTGGCGCGTCAAGCTCGACGATCCAAAGACGGGCGTTCGTTGCGCAGACTGCCGAATGGGGCAATCTCACATTGTCAAGTATGGGAATACCAAGTGTCTTCCGTG